TGGGTAAGGGCTTCGGATACTTCCACAATAATCATATCCTTTAAACGCTTCAATATGTCCTCCCAAAGAGGACTACGATCAAATTGAAAATGTGATAAATCTTGCATATTAGGTCAATTGACTAACTCCAATTCGACCGACAGTCTTGTTTTCTTCCTGCATAACTGACATTTGAAGATTCTTGGAGTAGTTTTCAAATAGTTGTTGGAAAACCTCATCTCCCTGTAACGCTGACTGTGCTTTAGGATTTCTTGATACAATGTCTTGTGCATATTGCATTTTTGTTTTTGCTGCCGGATCGTTCTCCACATAAGTAGCCTCATTTCCAAGCATCATTAAACCAATCTCGGTCTTAACATCATTATACATCTTCTGGCTGGCAGTAGCTTGGTCAACGATTAGTTCTTCGGCAATGTCGGGACTAATGGCTTTAACCACCATTCCAATCAACTTGTTTCTATCCAAAACTCCACCGGCATCTTGTGGAATAACGTATTGGCTTATCGTAGCCAGTTTCTTATCCACATATTCAGTATCCAATTCCCGAACATCATACTTCAATACAAAATCAAATTGCATCATGTCCGATCTAGGAACAACTCCAGACCCTGAAATCTTCTGTATTTCTTCTTGCGATAAAAATTGCAAACATAAAGCAAACATCTGCTGGTAGGCTTCAGTCCAAGTTGTCAACCAGTTATTCACCATGCGTTGCTGTTTTAGTTGTGTTTGAACTGGAGGTACGCCTTGATTTGCCCTTCCGAAATAACTGTCTGCCTGTCTTTCCACAATATCAATGAGGTTTAAGGCTGTGTTGGGCGTTCGTGCCGGTGGTCGCATAAATTCATAATCTCCCTGTTTAGTTACCGGGAGTTGAACTGCGGGGCCAACTTTATTAGCCAATCCAATCCTTTTATTCACCATGATGGGTGGAAGAGTCTCAAAAGATGTGGAATCAAATACCGAGTCTCGTTGAGTCTTGATTTCATTTTGCCAAGTCTCACATATTTCTGGAACTCCACGGGACTCTACTACACGCCTTTTAAGCCGTTCACGCCTAAATTCAATAAACGGATACCGACAATGAACATAATCTAAAAGTTCATGTTTGGCATAAATATCATTTCCAGAATCGTCCTTTGTGTATATTGGACTGAAAATAGTATAATAAATACCGGGCATGTTGTTTTCATTAACCTGCCTAGTGTACGCATAAATAACTTCGATAAGATTGTCTTGTCTAGTTATTGTATCGTTTACTGATAAATTAGTAACGCTTTGTGAAAATTCAAAAAACTCCACGGATTTACCCGCCGTGTTTATAACCTTCTCAACCCAATCTTCATCCCAATCCTCGTTGACTATTTTAGAACGTAGCTCTGCTTCAGTCAGAAAAACCCGTCTGAAAATAACTCTGGCC